TCGCGCGCCTCCAGGGCTTCCACCCGCGCGAGGAGCGCCTTGATCGCCGCCGCCGTGTAGCCGAATGCGTTCACCGGGTCGAAGGTGGTGCCGTGGAATCGCGCGAACTCCGGCGACTCGTCCGCCAGAATGCCGACATGATCCGTGTCGGGGTCCATCTGTCGGTAGCGGAAGCGGTACAGGGGCGTCCGGCCGATCAACGCGAGCGCGCTGGCCGTGTCCGTAAACGCTTCGATCGCGCGCTTCGTGGCGCGGAGCGATGTCTGCGTGCCAACGACGGTGCCCGCGGTATCCGCGACCGTCGTATTGTTCTCGGTCGGCGGGGCGGTATGAATCCGCATGTTGCCGGAGTCGTCGACCCAGACCGAGCGGAAATTCACCAGCGTGCGCGTATTGAACGTCAGACTGCCGGCCGCGCCGCTGCCGGAATTGTTACGACCGATGCTGACAGAGTGTCCACCGACTGCGCCAGTGCCAAACGATCCGCTTTCAAAACGCACCGACGGCTGACTCGACGAGCACGTCGCGACCATTGCGAGCACGCCACCCGCCGCGATGCGCAGATCGTTGGCGCCGCCGCGATAGATGCCCGTATCTGTGTCACCGATAAACGACCACGCGGGCGCGCTCACGGTGCCCTCTCCGGTAGAGAACAGACCGCCATCGGTCATGCGGAAAACCACCTCAAACGACCCAGCCGCGCGCCGTCCAAAGTCGAGGTTGTAGCCGGTGCCGTCGCCCCACGCGATCATGCCGGACTGCGGTGACGTCCCACCCCCGGCGATGACGAGGTGTGTCGCGGTGAAAGCGGCGAGCGCAGCCCCACTCGTGATCGCACCGCTCTTGAACGTGACGTGCCCTTGCGGCGTGACGGCTAGCCGTTCGACCGAATTCGTCACGAACGCCGCCGCGCCGCTGGCGTGCGTCGTGCCCACCACGATCCCGCCCGCCTGGGCGCCGAGCACGTGGAAGCCGTCCGCGACGAACGGAATCGCAGGCGTGAACGCGCTTGACGTGGCCACGAGTCGCCCGGCTTGCGTGCTGGCGTTGTTGCCAAGGTCGATCTCGGCCAGATTCCCCGTGCCGCTCGTGGTGTTCCGCACGAGCAGCAGGTTTGAGCCCGTGCCGCCCGCCGAGAACACGTGCGACCCGAAGCCCTCGACCGAGAGCAGCCCGCCGAACGAGAGCGTCGCATACGACCCCGCGCCCGAGAACATCTGATCGATCGCCGCGTAGATGTCCTGAAGCCGCGCGTTGTTGATCAGCGTGCCGTCGCCCACGGGCGTGGTGGGCGTGCCCGTGTCATTCGTCCACGTCGTGCGCGTGATGGTAGAAGCGGCCATTAGCTCATCGTCCCGAGAATGTCGAACAGATCCACGCCAACGGTTGACTTGGCGTCCACCGTCACCGTGAACCGGGGTTCGGTTTCAGCCAGCGACGACCACGGCCCGATCACCACGCGCTGGATGCGGTAATCGCCGGAGATGGTCTGCGGACTCGTCACATTGGCCGCGACAATCGCGCCGACCTCGTGCTGGAACACCTTGGCGGCCGGCACCGCCACCGCCATCACGTTCAGCACCGACTGCGGCGTCTTGAGCAGCGCCAGACGCGCCGACGCCTGCGCGGCGGATTCGGTGTAGGTCCACGCGTCGTTGGCCACTTGCTCAACCGCAACACCCGAGCGCCCGCCGCCGAGCGTCGACGCGAGCGCCGTTTGCGCCGAGCTGTCATCCGCCTGCGCGAACACCTGAACCGCGGAGCCCTGCGGGATGTCAGCCGTGATGCCGGTGACGCCCGTGAGCGCGCCGGGGCCACTCGTCGCGCTGCGCCCCGTGTAGGCAATCGCACCCATCGAGGGCACCCACGCCGACCCAGACGCCGGGAAGATGCCGACCTCTTCCACGCTGAGCGTCGTGGAAGACGGCGCAGACACCACGGTCGTCTGTGTGCCCACGCCGCGCGCCTGCACCCGCGTTCGCACCTGATCCAAGATCGATTCGACCGTGACCTGGTGATAGTCGGTCGCGTTCACCAGTGAGAGCGAAATGCCGTCAGGGAAGCTCGTGGCAATATCGATCCGCTTGTACGGGGTAATCCGCACGAACGCCCCCGCGCCCCCGTTCGCGGCCTTGGCAATGCGCTTGATCGCATCGCCCACGCGTTCGCCGTCAAACGTGACGTCAATATCCCCGAGCGACTGCGGCAGATACCCAGGCAGAAAGCCGCCGTCGGTGTAGGTCGCGAGCAGCTTGGCCACGACGGTATTTATGCCGCCGACGAACCGCCCCGTGACCCGCGCGTAGCGGTTGAGCAGCCACCACCAATCCGTGGCCGCGAGGTTCCATGACATCAGCGTGCCGCCCTGCTCCTGAATTGACCGCACGCGCTGCACCGTGCCGCCGAATAGCAACTCCCCGCCGAGCGTCAGCACGATGTCGGCGCCCTCGGCCGGCTTGGTCCCGCCCGCCGTGAGCGTCAGCGTGGACGACGATCCGTCCAGCGGCTTGGTCAGCGAGAAGCCCACCGCCGCCCGCGAATCCTGCAAGCGATTCGACCCGCCGATGGTTAGTCCGAACGTGCGATTGGCCAGCCCGGCATACGTCACGCCGGCACGGCACACGTTCGAGCGCGCGTGATAGGCCGCCACTACGACACCCCCGGAGCAACGCCGAGCGTCCGCTGCATCCCAAGCGTTTGCATCACGGCGTCGTTCACAAGCCGCGCAAGCTGCTGCTGACTGCCGTAGTCGTTCATCAGCGCGCCGCGGGCGTCGACATGCACCGTCACGCCGCCGCCACCCTGCGCGCCACCGCCCCCGCCACCGCGCTGCTCCGCGAGCATCTGCACCTCGGTCTGCACGCGCTCACGTCCGTGCAGCACCGCCAGCGTGCCTCGGCCGAAGTCCCGCACGCCGCCCGATCCATTCGAGAAGCCAGGCGCGCGCTCGTAGCTCTCGTCCACGTTTGCGCGCACGCGCACGTCAATGTCGCGGGGGATGCGCTCGAGCGCATCGGTCACACGGTCGGCCATGCCCTCGCCGGCGTCGGCCGCCTGTTCCATCTTCCGCTTGATCTCGGCGATGGCGGCGGCGGTCGCGCCCGCCCCCTGTTTCGACGACTCCCACAGGCGCTTGACGTCGGCTTCCGCTTCCGCAGCGGTGCGGCCCTGCGCCAAATAGGCATCGCGCACGCGGATCACGGTTTCCTTCCACGCTTCGCCGCCGGCCTCGAGCTTCTGCGTCGCAGTGAGCCCGTTGGCTAGATCCTTCTCGAACGCCGCCACCAGCGACCGCTGCTCGAGCTCGGTGCCAGACGGCCCGCCGAAGATCCCCGACAAGATGTCCTTGGCCTTCTTGGCCAGCTTCGTCAGGCCCTCGACGATAGGACCGGAGAACGCCTGCAGCCACGGGCCGACGCCAGGAATCATGCCCAGCAGCGCCCCCATGCCGGCGGTGGCGAACGCTTTCATCTTGTCGCCGGCCGAGCCTGGCCCCATGAAGGCCGCTGCGAACTGCGGGCCGATGGTCTGCAGCATCTTGCCCATGTCGCCGTTGCCGCCGAAGAAACCCTGGAGGCGGTCCATGAACCCGCCCGTGGCTGTCGTGGCTGCCGCCGTGTGCTGCTGCACCGTGGGCGCGAACGTCGCCCACGAGGTGTTCGCCGTGGCCATCAGCGGCGTCTGTTCTGCGAGCGCCGCGTTCACCTGACGGATCGACGGCGCCAGCACGGCACCGTTGGTGTTCGCCCACGCCTGCAAGGACGCGTTGAGCCGGATCGTCTCCTGAATCGTGCGGCTTTCGAGGTTTAGGAACTCGACCGACGGCCCCTGCATCGCTCCGACTGTCTCGCGCACCCGCGCGCTGCTCGTGGCGACCTGATCCAGTGACGCACTGAACTGTACGGCCGCAGGGGCCGCCGCCGTCATCGCGGCAGTGGCAGGAGTCGCCGCCTCGGAGGTGAAGGCTGCCAGCGTGTCTCGCGCGTGCTGGGCCATTTCGCGGAAGTAGGCGACATCCCCGGACGTCTGCCCGAACACCCGCCCCAGCACCGGCACCTCGGCCACCGTCGCCGTGATCGACTGCGCCGTCTCGGCCAGCCAGAGGTTGAGCTGCAGCCCCTTGAGCAGCAGCCCCTCCACGCCATCGCGCGCCATCTGCAGGCCCGACGTCAGCGCGCCGCCGAGCCACGTCGCCACCGCTTCGATGGCCGGCGCCATCGGCAGGAACACGTTGGCGATCACGGTCAGGCCGACCGCCTGCAGACGGCTCAGCGAGTCGCCCGCCGCGTCCCCTGCCTGCACCAGATCGGCGCCGATGATCGCCCCGCTCGCCCGCGCCTGCTCGGCGACCGCCTGCATGTTCGTCGCGAACGCCGGCAGCAGGTCCGCCCCGGTGCGGCCGAACAGCTCAGTCGCCAGCGCCGCCCGCTGCATCGGGTCCGGCACCCCCGCGATGGCCTCCCCGATCGCGTAGAACGCCCGCTCCGGTCCGGCCGCCACCAACTGGTCGAGGTTCAGGTTCAGCTTGCCCAGCGCGTCGGCGACGGCGCCATCGCCACCCGCCAGACGCTTACCCATCTCCACCGCGGCCCGCGCCGCCTGATCCAGCGACACTCCGCTCTGGCCGAGGGTGTAGTTCATGACCTGCAGCCCGTCGGTGTTGATGCCGGTCTTCCCGGCCAGATCCGTGAGCCTGCCCGTCAGGTCGATCACCTTGGTGGCCACGTTCGCCAGCGCCGCGACCGAGAACGCAGCCATCAGCCGTCCGGCAGCCGTGGCCAGAAACGACGTCTTCTCTTCGGCCTGCTTGGTCTGCTCGGCAAGGTCACGGAGCGCCTTCGGCGCCTCACGGCCCAGCGCGGCGTACTTGTCGAGGGCGCGCTGCACGGTCGCGTTCACGCGCTCCTGCTCGGCCTCGGTCAGCTTCGACGCGCCACCGATCCGCTCCACCGCCGCCGCGGCATTGTGCGCCGCCTGGATGATCCGATCGCCCTGAAATGACGACGCCAGCTTCTGCATCCCGGCCGTCGTCGCTTCGATCTGATTGCGGCCCTCGGCGAGGTTCCGCTTCAGCTCTTCCAGATTCGCCGCGATGCGGACGACCATTGACGGGGCGGCCATTACCGGCTCACCTCGTCGATCGCGTCCTGCACGGCCTCAGCCACGCGTCGGAGATGCGTGCCCTCTTCCAAGCGGGCCGAGTTCAGCAGATAGGGCCGGGCGCTCATGTTCTTCGTGCCGAACTCCAGCCACGTGGGCAGGTTGCGCGGCTGCTCGTCGTTGCCGCTGCCCCGCAGGCTCGCGCGGTGCGCCTCGTTGAACGGCGTCACGACGTAGCCATCGCCGACGCGCGCCTCTTCGACCGTCAGGCCCGCCGCCGTGCGCCCCGTGAGCCGCGCCACGCGCCCGCGCGCCGTCGCCTGAATCGCGACCGCCGTCTGATAGGCCGCGCGCTTCAGCTTCGGCTGCGCCGTCGGGCTAAGGCGCGACAGAGCCGCCAGGAGGCTCGCCGCGTCGGTCTCGATCGTCAGCTTCACGTCGTGGCACCCCTGCCGCTTCTCGCTCGTTCGCGAGCACCGCCTGCACCAGCGGATCGCGCAGCATCTCGCGCTGCTCGTCCTTGGGCCGCTTGCCCATCGTCTTGACGCGCTGGAACGTCACCGCATACGCGCGCAAGTCCATGACGTCAAACACGAGTTCCGCGTGTTGGTCTAACTCCCGCTCGGCCACCGATGGCACACAATGGAACGCCTCGCAGACCTGCCCGATCACCCACGCATCCGGCGGATCGACCTCTTCCCCGAGCAGTGCCCGGTGAAGGGTCAATCGGCGTTTTTTTGGTCGGCCTCCCGCGTGGGACTCGGCACCGACAGCGCCAGAATCTCCCGTGCCAGCCCCTCGGCGTCTTCAGGGCCGAGGTCGCTCAAAGTTTCCTTCGTGATCTCCGCGTCCACCGTCCACGCCTTGACGCCGCAGACCAGCACAGTCAGCGTGTCGTGCGTCAGGAACGGGTCAGCCGGGCCGGCGCTCACGGGCGCGTCATCGCCAGAGAGCGCGCTCATCTTCCGCATCTCGTCGAGGACGGCGGCACCGCCCATCTCGACGAGCGCCTTGGACGAGGCCGCCTGGCTGACGCGCTGCGCGTCCTGACGCTGGAGCCACGAAAGTTTGCGGATCGTCACCGTCACCGAGGGATCGCTCGGCAACGGCACGTCCTTCGTGATGCGTGAGGCGAACATCAGGCTACGACCACGCGCCCGAGCCGGTCGGCTGGACCACGGCCTCGAAGTCCGTCAGGTCGCCGTTCTTCGCGACGACCTCGTAGGAGATCAGACGCGTCTCGATCGTGAAGGTGCCGTTGGTGCCACCGAACACGACCACCAGCGTCCGTGTCGAATCGCTCGGGCTGTCATCGGGTTCGCGAAACACCACATGGGAACCCACGCTGGCGTCGTCCGCGTACCGGCCCTTGATCGTCACCGCCGCCGCGCGCTTCTTGCCCGTCGGCGTGGTCTCTTCCCACACGTCGCCGAACGCATCCGTGCGCCCCTGCATCGCCTCGATCTTGATGCCGCCGATCTCCGTGACGAACGGCGTGACGTTGCGGCCCGTGCCTCCGGGGCCGTCGTCGTAGGTGATCGAAACCGAACTGCTACCGTAGTACGCCATCTCGCGCTACCTCCGTGCGAAACCGATGAAGACCGTGATCGACCCCGTGCCCGTGACGTTGCCATCCACCGCGAGATACCGATCCACCGTGCCAGACACGGTGGCAATCTCTGCGGCCGGCGCGCTCGTCACATTGGCAAACGTGACCAGATCCGCATAGGTCACGTCGTCCGCCGAGTCGCGCACCTTGCCCACGTAGCCCGTGAACCCGCTCAGCGCCGTCACCTGCTGATAGCCCGCGCCACCACCAGACGAGTTCGCGCGCACGAACGTGCCCGCGCTGCCTCCGCTCGTGACGTTGACCGGAATAGTGAACGTCGTCGTGCTCGTCACCGTAACCGTGCGCGAGCCGTTGATCGTGGGCGTCGAGTTCGCCCCCGACACGAGGATGATGTCGCCAGACGTCAGCCCATGCGGAACGGTCGTCGTGACCACCGTCGGATTCGCCACCGAATTCGACGTGATCGGAATCACGCGCTGGCCGGGGTCCGTCGTATAGTCAACCTCCCCGGTCGACTCCGTGTTCCAGTCGGCCGTCTGCGCGGCGAGCGGCTGCAGGATGATGCCCTCGTCACGCACGCCATTCACGGTGTACGTCACGTTCGCTTTCGTCAGATCCTGGAGCTTGGCCATCAGCTCGTAGGCCACGCCGAGCACGCCCTGCGCGCCGAAGAAGCGCTTGCCGGCCGTGTTGCCCTCGTTCGTCCAGCAGACTACCCGTGACGTCGTGGTGTTGCGCCAGCCGTCATGCAGGCCGTTCGTGGCGTCGTCGAACAACGCGCCGTCCTGGCTCACCTCAGCCATCTTCGAGCCGGTCGGCGTGTGCTCGTCCCACACGTCGCCCAGGCCATCCGTGCGGGCCTGCTTCGCAGAGATTTTGTGCGTCAGACCTTGAAGCTTGGCCCCGAGCAGCGAGTAGCCGCCCGCGAGGAAGAACCCGATCTGCATTGATCCGTAGTAGGCCATCGTCTACGCCTCGCTCTCGTCGACCGTCACGCGGGCGATCTCGCCGCGCGCCAGACGCAACGCCACCGACTCGGCCGGCATGTCGTCGCAGTACTCGCCGGGGCCAACCTGCTTCCAGCGGACCGCCTTCTGCTCGTCGGCCGACAGTTTCGACAGGCCCCCGGCCGCGCGAATCTTCGCGAGGCTCGCGGCATCGGCGGGATACACGAACGTCCGCGTCTGCACGATCAAGCGGTCTGCCACGAGGCCCCCTCCAGCGGGAACGCAAACCCGCATCGCTTGCACAGTTCGCGCTTGGGGCCGAACCCACTCGCCCGCACGCGCTCCGATTCATCCGCCCGGCACTGCGGACACCGCCCGTCATCCGGCAGTGGCAGCGCCCGATCCGTCAACACGATCGCGGGCGTCTCGTTCACAGCTCTTTCCCGTAGATGCGGAACTTCGCCACGAGCTCGTGGACCTTGACGCCGTTCCGTTCCTCGTCGCTCAACTTCACCGTCTCGTCGTAGAACACTCGGCCCGCTTGCTCGTAGCCGGTCATCGTCAACGACTGATCGCGGAGCAACTCGATCGCCTTCGCGATGATCAACTGCGCCTCGCGCATCCCCTCGTAGTTCGACACCGCGCTGACGCGTAGCTCGATCTCGGGGAGTGCGCCCGTGCCAAGCCCGCGCGCGTCGCGCTCGCGCACTTCAAAGAACACGTGCGGATACGTCGGCATCTGTGGCACGTCGTCGTACACACCGCCCGGCGCCAGCGCCAACAGGCTCGCCACGTTCAGCGCGCCATAGACCGCGGCCGAGGCAGGCGACAACAGCGACGTCGCCATCAGGCCACCGCCCCGCAGGACAACACGACCTCATCGCCACGTTCGCCCGGCGTCACGCCGTGGATTTCCAGCGTCTTGTCGCCGCCGATGAACGTGTGCCAGACCACCCGCATGGACGGCGCGATCTGCGTGTCCGACGCGTTCGGGGCGGGCAGGGTGACGAGGTACCGCGTCTCCGAGCCAATCGCCTTCGACTGGAGCAGCTCATTCCCGCGCAGCGCCTCGACGCGCGCCGGCCAGTTGCTGAGCAGCGTCGAGAACGTCACAGACCGCCCGCCTTGCGTGTCTGTCGTGGTCGTCTTGGCTTGCACAGTCACCCGGTGCCGCCGCAGGCTGGCGCTAATCACGGCCACACCTTGAACGGCCAGAGCAGGTGCTCATCCGCCGATGCCACAGGCACGTAGTTCGCGCCGATGACGTGTGCTTCGGCAAGGTGATGCATCGTGGCCACCTTCACCCGGATCGCCTGCTTGATGGCTTCCGGCACCGACGCGCTCGCGCCATAGCCGCACACGACCCGCACCGTCACCGCGTTCGGCAAGTCGCGCGTCGAGGGCCACGTCTGCCCATACGCCGGGACAATCCGCCCCGGCTGCGCGTATGGCCCCGTCGGTAGATCCGTCGTATACAGCGACGAACTCAGCGTTTGCGTAGATCCGTTGGTGTCGATGTAGCTCACGCTCGTGACACTCGCGATCGGAGGCTTGGGCAGGACGATCACTGACGGGAACGCGTCGAACTTTAGATCCCACGTCTGCGTGAGGAACGCGCGCCCGGTGTAGACTTCTGCCCACTCCCGCGCCGCTCTGATGTAGGCCGCGATCTGGTTGTCCAGGTCGGTCAAGTCTTCCGGCAGGCGGCACTGAATCTTGGCGTCGGCCACCGAGATCGGTTCCGCCGTCGGCGCTGTCACGAGCCAGGCAGTCATCGCGGCCCCACGAAAGGACGGGCCGAGCGGTCGATGCCCGCCCGGCCCTAGAGTGACTAGTCGCCGATCGCCGACGGCATGCTCGACGGCTGCGCCTGATAACGCGGCTCGGTGAGAATGTAGTAGCACGCGCCGAGCTGGGCGTTGGTGCCGACGTCGGCCACGGTGGCGCGAAAGCAGTCGAAGCCGTTGTCCACGTCGAGTTCGTCTGCGTCGAACTCCACCACCCAGAGGGCTTCCTCTTCGGCTGACGTGCCGTTGGTCAGGGTGTTCGACGAGACATCGCCAGACGCCGCCGACCACGTGCCGGTGCTCAGCAGGTTCGTCGCGGCCTGCTTCTTCCACGCCTTCGACGCCACGATGTTCAGAGCCTTGACGCCGGTCCCGCTGACGTCCTGCGCCTGCTGGATCGTCAGGGTCGGATCTTCGCCCGCCGTGCCGATCATGGAGTGGAACACGACAGCCACGTGCTTGTAGTTCTTCAGGCTGACGTAGTCGCCGTTATTGGCGGAGGTCGCCATGTTGACCGGGCCGAAGGCCGGCACGATCTGGCACTGTTCGATGAGAAGCGGCATGATCTCGTAGCTCCTTGTCTCTGCTGGTCCGCGGACTAGCGGGCCGCCAACGCCACGAACGGTGACAGCGTGTTCGCGCCCTTGTACGGGGTCACCGCCGAGCGGGGCACCGGCTGGCCGTCCACGCGGTACGACGCGCGGAACGTCTGCTCGCCCTGCGTGAAGCGGACGTGCATCGAGGACGCCTGCTCGACGCCACCCTTGCGGATCAGGCGGTAGCGGCTGAGGTCGACGAGCACGATGTCGCCGAGGTCGCCGATGGTCGCCGAGTACTCGATCTCGATGACCGGGCGCCCGAACGCATTCAGCACGCCATCGGGGCCGTAGTTGATGAACCGCGCGCCGACCTCGGTCGAGGGCGACGGGAAGGTCAGCGCGTTGAGCTGAGGGCCGCAATCGACGTTGCAGAGCCACACGGCGTTGCGCTTCGACCGCGCCGGCATCCGCGCCCACATCTTGACGAGGTTGGTGCCGTTGATCGTGTCGGCCGTCTGAGCACCCTCGGCCGCCTGCGTGACGAGGCAGGGGGCCGCCATGAAGCCGAGCGGCTGACCCGCGCCGGAGCCGCGGAAGATGGCGTCCTCGGTCTGGAACTGGAGCTCCTCGACGAACATCGCCTGGAGTTCGCCACCCAGGGCGGCGGCATCGGCGACCAGTTCGTCGGTCATGTAGCCGAGCGCGGCCACCTTGCGGAGCGTCAGTTCGATGCGGGCGAGCTTGGTCTGGCTGGCCGAGGGCGCGGTGCCCTGATCCACCCAGTAGCCCGTCACGCCGCCCTGGCGGCTGCCCGTGACGCGGCTGGTCTCGTCAATGGCGGTGTAGACGATGCGGTCGCCGCTGATGCTGCGGGCGTCCACGCGCGAAAGGATGTCGCCCGTGGCGTACATCTCGCGCTCGATGCCCGCCGCGAACTCGGGCGGGATGGCGAAGCCACCGTCAGCGCCGTTCGCGCTGTTCATGCCCGAACCGGCCGCCTGGAGGCGCGGATCGTAGCCCATGCCCGAGGACGCGGAACGGACGGCCATCGCGAACTCGCCGAAGCCAGAGATCTGCGCCTCGGCCTTCATGGCGTCGGTGGCGTCACGGTGGAGGACAGGCCCCCACGGCTTGGCGGCGGCGCGATCCTCGCCCACGACGATGCGGGCCGGCTCGGCGCGCTCGTCCTCGGCGAACCGCTCGGCCTGCGCCAGCTTCGCGGCCACGTCGGCGGCCGAGGCCGTCAGCGTGTCGAGTTCGGCATTGATGGCGCTCAGTCGCGCCGTCTGCTCGTCGGTCGGGTCGGCGAGTGCCAGCAGCTTCCGGCCTTCCGCCTTCAGCCGCGCCTGCGCCGCGGCGTTGTCGGCGGCGGCCTGCTTCAACTGCTTGATGTTCATGTCGTCTCCTGAAACGCGAAAAGGCGCGGCTCACGCCAACGGGAATGCCCCGCGGCACGAGCGCGCGCCTTCGACGGAAGTCGCTGCTTCAGGGACTAGTGTGCGGCCCGCTAGTGGACCTGCATTACGGTCCCATCCTCCAAGCAGTCACCCGCGGCAGTATCAACTGCCGTACGGATGAAGTCGCTGAGCGTCTGATGGTTCACGGCGGCGGCTTGCTCGGCCCGCCGCCGCTCGGCCTCCGACAGCCGCACCTGCAGCGGCCGGCCGGGGGTCTCTGCCCGCCGCTGCGCCATCAGAACATCTCCAGCCGATCCGCAGCCGCGCGCATCGGCGCCGACGAGCCCCGGCGCGAGAGCAGCGACGCGACCACCTCGTCAGAGGTCGCAATGCGATCGATCAGCCCCGCCGCCTTAGCCTCCTTGGCCCCGAGCACCCGGCCCTGGCCGTAACCCTCGCGAACATCGCCCACGGACACGCCGCGTCCCTTGGCCACGTCCCGCACGAACCACCCATACGCCTCGTCAACACGCGCCTGGACGTGCGCACGGGCATCGTCAGTCAGCGGGGCGAACGGCATGCCCTCGACTTTGTGCTTGCCGGCCGAGATGACCGAGACCGCGACGCCTTCCTTCGCGAGCTTCTCGCTCATGTCCATGTGGGCCGTGAAGACGCCGATCGACCCGGCCAGCCCGCTCGGGATGCTGACGATCTCGCCAGCCTGCGACGCGAGCCAGTAGCCCGCCGAGGCCGCGAGCCCGTTCACGAGCGCAACGACGCGCTTCGACTCGCGCGCCTTGAGGATCTTCGCCGCAAGCTCGGGCACCCCCGTGACTGTGCCACCGGGCGAATCGATGTCAAGCAGGATCGCGCCGATGGTTTCGTCGGCCATGTAGGTGGCCAGCATCGCGCCGAGTCGCTCCGTGGACACGCCGCCGCTGGACTCGTCCATTCCGCCCATGCGATGCGCGATGGTGCCCCGCACCGGCAGGACGCCGACGTTCGCGCCCGTCACCGAGACGCCCGTCGACCGCGCGCCGATGCGCGCCTGGATCTCGTCCGGCGTAAACGCGTGCCCGGCCGCACGATACGCCAGCACACCCACGATCTCGCGCAGCTTCTCGGGCTCAATGGCCCACGCCTCGCCGCACACCGCCGCCATCACGTGCTCGTATCGCATCACGCCGCCTCCTGCTCAAGCGCCCAGGCCGCGAGGCCCTTGGCATAGGTCAGATCCAGCCACGCCGCCTCGACCGCGGCCCCCTGCTCGAGCGCCTGCCGCGCCTGCCCCGCGCAGTACGCCCCGGCCGACGCCGCCGACATCAGCAACGACTCTTCAAGCAGCGCCGAGTGCTTCCGGTAGAAGTCCGTGACCGCCACCGCGAAGCCGTCCGGGTCGCTCGCGTGCTGCACGGCGAACCGCTGCACGGCCTTGACTTCCTTCCGCAGAATCCGCGCCGCTGACTCCACCACGATCGCGTGGGCCTGCTGCGCGTCATCCGCCACCGGCCGCGGCCGGCGCCGGGGCTGGTCGGCCGGAGCAGATTCCGGAACCTTGGCATTGCCGGTGATGTTCGCGGGCTCGCGCAGTTCATCCGCCTTGCCCCCGCGGCGGTTCAGGTTCTCGACGCCGCGCACCTCGTCGACCGTCTTTATCCCGGCGTTCACCGCGGCGACGTGCGCCGTCCACCGGGTCGCTAGATCGCCACGCACGAGGGCGTCACGATTGAACTCGACGAAGTACTTTTTGTAGTCCAACACGAGCTGGTCGTTGCACGCGAACTCCCACAGCGACAGCCACGGGCCGAGCGAGAACGTCACGAAGTTCTGGTTGAACTGCTCCGCGTTCCCGAACGACGGATCGCTGTTCTCCAGCATCATCCGGGGCACGCCGAGCCAGCGCGCGATGTCGTCGACCGAGAACTTCCGCGACGTGAGCATCTGAAAGTCTTCGGGGCTCATGTCGTTCGCGGCCCACGTCGCGCCCTGTTCGAGCACCTTGGGCAACCGCCAATCACCCGCGGCCGTGATGAACGACTTCGCCATGCGCTTCGATGCGTCGAGATCGAGTTTCGTCGGCACCGTGATCACGCCGCTGTTTAGCGTGCCTCGGCCGAACACCTTCGCGGCGTAACTCTCGGTCGCCATCGCCACGCCCAGCGACTCGCGCGCATACTGCAACACGCCTTTCGACGTGATGCCGTCATCCGAGGCGCCGACGAGTCGAAAGATTTCGTCCTGTGTTGCCGTCGTCGTGCGGCCCGTCTTGTCGTCGCGGATGTCGTAGACGAGCCGCCCGCTTGGGATTTGACGAGGCGCGACAAGCGACGGATGAATCGGCCAGAGCTGATCGGCAAAGCCGCGGCGGCCCTCCACGATGCGCGCGTAAAACGACCCGTAATCGATCAGGTGACGCACGCTCACCCGGCGCATCGTGAACGAGTCCTGCCAGACGTTCGGCTTTGTGTGGAGCACGTCGTAGAGCGGATGCTGTCGCGCGATCTCGGCGCCACGGTCGCCGCTGAGGCGCGTGTAGACATGGAGCGGCAGCATCGCGAGCGCCGTCGACAGGAGATCCTTGGCGCGGTACCACGCGGAGAGGTTCTGCGCCCCGTGCTCGTCCACGTAGACGCCCGCGCTCGTCGGCCCGCCTTCGCCGATGGGCCTATACCAGAAGTCATCCGTCGGGCCGGGTGTCGTGGCGTACAGGTCGCCCCCCAAGACTCGCGCCAGCAGATCCATCGTCTACCCCTTCCCTCGTCGGAGATACGGCCACACACCCATCAGCATCAGCAGCCCACCAGCCACCACGGCGGCCAGGGGACCGGAATAGGCCGAGACGCCGGCCACGAACACGACGAACCCGGCCACGAAGATCAACGCGTTGACGTTCGCCAGCAGAAAGGCCCGCATCACTCCCCCAGGGTCCGCACGCCTTCAGTCAAATAGCGGAAGTCCTCGACGGGCGGGAACCGCACCCACAGCGCCGTGGCGACCGCCCCACTGACGAGCGGGTCGATCCGGCCCGTGCTCTTGCCCTTCGCGAACATCAGGTTTTCCTTGCCGTCGATGTTCGCCACCGCACACGACACCGCGTGCGCCGTCACCGGGCATCCGCCCGCGTCGATGTCCCCGGCCAACACGCGCGCCTGGACATAGAGACAGCCCGCCGACATGCCCGCGTAAGTCTGCGGCACTGGCAACACCACCTCTGGCGCAAAGCCGTGATCCGTCTTCAGCGAGTCGACGATGGTGTCCGCGTGCCAGGGGTCATAGCCGATCATCTGGAGGTCGTACAACTCGCGCGCCTTCAGGATCTCGTCGAGCACGACGCGCGTATCCACCGACGTGCCGGGATGGGCTATCAGCCAGCCCTGCTCGACCCACTGTTGATACGGCACCTTGTCGCGCATGGCCCGCTCGCGCAGCGTATCCGCGGGCGTCCAGATGCGTTGCAGCCAGCGCCACCGCGGGCGGCCAGGCGTCGGCGGGAACGCGAACGTGAGGGCGCACAGGTCAACCTTTTTCGCGAGGTCGATGCCCACCCAACACGGCTCATGGTGCAGTTCGGGCACGTCCAGAGACGGCCGCCATCCGCTCAACTGCCCCGATTTCCAGCCCTCCACCGACAAGCACGGCGACGACGACGTGACCCAGACGTTCAGATGCTTGGTCAGGAAGTTGTCGCGGGCGGCCGGCGAGAGCTTGGCCTGCTTCGCCTTGCGCCGGAGGTCATCGAGCGACACGCTGACGTTGAGATTCGGGTTCGCCTTGGCCCAGACGCGCTCATCCTGCCAGTCGTCGCCCTCGTCGATGGTGTACTCCACGCCGAACAGCTCGTCGTCCTCAACGTGCTGATCCAACACTTTGCGCAAGTACTCCAACTTTTCGTAGCAGATGCCGTGAACGTCGTTACCGGCGGTGGTGATGGCGTAGAGCATCGGCTGCGAGCGCGCGCCCGTGGCCGTCTCCAGCACGTCGTAGACCGCCCGCGTCTTATGCGCGTGAAGCTCGTCGATCAAGGCGAAATAGACGTTCAAGCCGTCGAGTGAGTGCGCATCCGCGCTCAGCGGCATGAATTTCGAGGCCGTTTCCGGGACTTCGATGGTGCGGGTTGTCTTGGCCCCGATGCGGATGCCGAAGTGCTCGCGGAATGACGGCACCCGCTTGGCCATTTCCCAGGCGATTTCGGCGCTCACCTTGGCCTGATCGCGCGTCGTGGCGGCCGAGTAGACCTCCGCGCCGCCTTCCTGGTCGATCGTCAGCGCTAGATTGAGGTTGACCGCGCCGATTGTGCTCTTGGCGTTCTTCCGGGGGACCAGAATCAGCGTCACCTTGAAGCGCCGCAGGCCCGTGACGCCGTGTTTCCACCCGAACGCCGTCGTCTGGAGCCACGCCTGCCACGGTTCCAGCGTGATCGTGTTCCAGACGTTCCGGCCGGCGTCGTCCTGCCCCGTCACGAAGGCCAGCGGCCCCTTGATGTGCGGGAACTGCTCTGAGAGGTAGCACCGGAGCGTCGCCGCGTCCTCGTCGAACACGTACGGGAACCCCGGCGTGCCTACGCGGGCCATGTCGCGGCGGTTGCGCTCGACGGCCTTCCGCGTCCACCGACAACCGGGGATACTCCCATCGAGGATGCCATCCTCGTAGCCCCGCGCGATGGCCAAGTAATTCTTCACCGAGCCCCCGAAACCAGCGCCCACGGGCTCGCCGCCTTCGGCTTCGCCACCGCCGAGGGCTCCGGCTTCCCCTGAGCCGTCAGCCGGTAGCGCGCCATCGCCGCCTCTAGCCGCTGCGCCAGCCACGAATACCGCTGGATCAACGGCTGCGGTGCCCACGCGGCCCCGCTCATCACGTAGCCGTTCTTTTCTTCGCGCCATTCCCGGATCGCCGCCGAGACTTCCTCGGTCATCACGGACAACTCGGCCAACTGGCGGAACCCCTGAACCGTCGCCGGAACGAGCGTGCCCTGGCTCACCGCGTGCGGCGCCCACTTCCGCCACTCCGCGGCGCACTTCTCGGGCAGATCGGCAGGGGGCTCGGCCAGCGGCGACGACAACGCGTCTTTAGGCGCCGGACCGGACACAAACGGCTGGTAGGGACGTCCGTCGAAGCCCACCACGCGCTGACTCAGCGGCACGCGTGGCCGATTCCGGCTCCCCTTGGGCCTTCCCGCCCCGACTCTCGCTCCACCCTTCGCCATTGATTTCCGATCCGAAAACAAGTCCCTTGGAATCTAGAAGTTACGAAAATGCGGTTTTACGCCG